GTTGTTTTACACCTTTTTTCTTATCAGGTATATTATCTATTTTTTGAATTTCTTTTTGAATTTTTAATTGTTCTTTTTCAAGTTCTTTTTGAATTTTTAATTGTTCTTTTTCTTGTTTTTTATTTTCTTTTATTAATTCTTTTAATTCTTGTTCTTTTTGTTTTTTTTCAGTTTTTAATAATTGTTTTTCTTCTTTTGTAAGTTTATCTGCTTTTTTTACTTTATATTCATCTGGAATATCTGTTGCTTTAATAGTAATTTCTTTAGAAACTTGTTTTATAACATAAGGTTTATAATCAAATGATTTTAATTTAGATAATGATTGTTCTGGATTATATTCAACACTTTTATTATCGGCAGTATTGATAACTTTATTATTTTTATTTATTTTAACAATTTGACCATAATTATTTGTTGTAATTTTATTACCAGATTCATCTTTTTTAAATATATATTTAGGTTTAGATAAAATTTTAATAGAGGCTTCATAAGCATAAAATTTTTTATTGGAACCTTTTGTTATTTTTTTCATTACAAAAGTTATATTTTTACTGCTAGCACTTTTAAATAATCTTGATGCTGCTTTAGAAGCTGCTGAATATGGAGTTTTAGAGATAAAACGTCCACCTACTTCACCATCTGATGCTTCTACAATAGTAAAAGAATCATAACCTTCACGATATTCTTCATCATCAGCTCCACCATTCATTACCGCACGTTTTCGTAAAAAATCATCAAACTTATCAAATTTTACAGGGTTACCTCCACGTATTCCTGATTTATTTTCTTCTTCATCTTCTTCATCTACATATTCTTCTTCTTCTTCTTCTTCTTCTTCTGATTCTTGTTCTTTATCTTTATATTTATCTTCTTGTTGTTCCATTATTTATGATATTATTTCTATATATATACTAATAAAATAATTATGAATAAAATTCAATAACTTTTTTATTTTGGATAAATGATAGTTTTGATAAATTAACTATTTTAATATTATTAATATTAGTAGCTCTTGATAAAGCAGTATATAATTGTCCTGAAATAAATATATCATCGCCTAAATCTAATTCAAGATAATCAATAGATGCGCCTTGAGATTTATGAATAGATATAGCATAAGCTAATTTTAATGGCATAAATTTAATACTTTTATCTTTAATGTTATCAATATAATAATTAATAGTATGAATATTATTATGAATATCTCTTATGATAACGGATGATGTATTTAATCCAATAACAATTCCTCTAGTACCATTAAATAATTTATTTTCAATGGAAATATTTCTAATAACCATAATTTGAGCATTTAAAGTTAAAGTAATATTATATTCATTTAATTTATCATCGGTGATTTTATGTTTAGGATTAATTTTAGAAGCTTTATATTCAAAAGAATTATTATTATTTAATTTAAGTAATTTTTTAAATTCATGATTATTAATTTTATCAACATTTATATTAATAGGATATAATTTAGTAGGTTTAATATCTTTATTTTTAAAGGTTGTATCTTTTAGAGTTTCTAATAATTCAAAAGTTTTTTTTGATATATTACCTTCTCTAATTTCGTTTAATATTTCTTGTAATGTCATATCATCTTTTTGTCTAATAATATCTGTTAAAATTACTTTTTTAAGATCTAATAAATTCCATATATTAGAAGTAAAACAGAAATCACCATTAATAGGTGGTAATTGATAAAAATCACCTACTAATATTAATTGAACACCACCAAATAATAATTTATTATTTTTAATTTTCATTAATAAATTATTAATTAATTCAAATAGTTCATCATCCATCATAGATATTTCATCAATAATTAATACATCAAGTTTTTTTAATTTATTTAAATAACCTCTATATTTTTCAAGATTAGAATAAATTTCATCTAAATTTCTACTAATATTCATATAAAGAAAAGAATGAATAGTTTGACCTCCAATTAAAACAGCGGCACAACCAGTCATAGCAGTTAATCCATAATTAATATTCATAGATTCAAGATAATTAATAATAGCTTTAATAGTATAAGATTTACCAGTACCAGCGGCACCTGTTAAGAATAAATTAGAACGATTTTTAATAATATTAAGAGCATCTAATTGTTTTTCATTCATAATTAATTATAATAGATTATAAATAATTAAATCATTTTTTATAATTATAAAAAATGATTTATTAATAAAATAATAAATTTATTTATGACAATTCTTAGTTCAATTAATATAACATTAAATGGTTCTAAACCTATTATTTTAATAGATCAAAGTTATTATATATTTAATAGATATTATGCGACATATAATTGGTATAAAAGACAAAATAATGAAGAATTTGATCATGAGAATATAGAAGAAAATGAGTTATTTATATTAGCATTTTTCCGTCATGTAGAAAATGATATATTAAAATTAACTAAAAAATTTAAAACAATAAAAACAAATATAATATTTTGTATAGATTGTTATAGATGTGATATATGGAGAAATGAAATATATCAGAATTATAAAATTACAAGAAGTAAAAAAAGTAATTTTAATAGTATAATCTTTACATTATTCAAAAATTATATTATAAATTATAATTATAATTATTGTGAATATGATAAATTAGAAGGAGATGATATAACATATTTAATTCAAAAGAAATTAAAAGAAGAATTACAAATTAAAAATATAGTAATTATTACAAATGATAGTGATTATTTACAAATGTATGATAATAATACAATTATTCAAAATATGCAATTTAAAGATATTAGTTTAAGAATAAAAAATAATCCATTAATAGAATTAGAATTTAAGATTATATATGGTGATAAAAGTGATAATATTCAAAAAATTCAAACAGGATTAAATAAAGAAAATGCTTTTAAATTGGCAATAATGTCAGATAAAGAACGAGATGAATATATAGATAAACATAATTTAAGAGAAAAATATGAATTAAATAAAAGATTAGTAGATTTTAGTTATATTCCATCAATATTAATAAATGAATTTTATAATAAATATAATATAATTATTAAGAAATAATATCATGGATTTAGATTATTATGTTGATATATTTATAACAATTACAATTGTTATTTTTTTTATTTGGGTTTTTATGTTAGTATGTGTGGGTATTTATAGTGGATGTAATATGATGGGATTAATAGAAACAGCAAAAAATTCAAAATTAAATCCAGATGAATATATAATAGCAGGTATTATAACGATATTTGCTACATTATTATATCCTATATTATTATATTTAACATATGTAACAGTATTATTAAGTTATATATTTTGGTTATGGTTATTAATAGTATTATTTGTACCACATTTAGTATTTGTAGGTTTTATACCAATTCCTTTAAAAATTCCAATATTATTATTTGTTCCACCATTTAAAACATTAACGGACAGAGGGATAATACCATTAATATTAAGAATAGCAACAAGATTATTTAAATTTTTAGTAACACAAGATCAAGAATATTTATATAAAAAAAATGTAGATGATATTTATAATTTTGTTTATAATGAAATAAAAAAAATATTTACAAAATTATTTAAAATTCTAAAAATTGATACAACATATTTTATACCACAACCAAATCCTATAGATGATATAGATACATCATTACAACAAGAAGAAGATCCAAATGAAGCAGAAGCAAAAAAAATATTAAATTCATTTGATGAAGATGATGATAAAATAAAAATAAAAAACCTTATAAATGAAGAAATTGCGATATGTATAGCAAATAAATCAAAAGAATTATCAAGTGATTTATCTAGTTCAGAATTATTTATGCAACCTCAAATAAATAGAAGTAATTATGCGGAATGTTATGCTAAATCACTTAATTTATATATAAATAATCAAATATAATAATAATGGATATTAGTACAATAATAGAATATATAGTTTTAACAACTGTAGTAATTATATTAATACATTTATATAAATATTTATATTTAGATATTTATATAAATTTAATACAAGTTCCTTTAATAGGTACGGAATCAATATTATTTCCTCAACCATTATCATCTGGATATAGAGCATTTTTTTCAACATTAACGAGTATTACAACAACACCATTTATATATATATTAATATTTTATTTATTATTTTATGCTATATATTTATTAATAATATGGATATTAAATCAAGGATGGTTATTTTTTATTCATCCATTAATAAGTCCATTATTAGATGCTTCACCATTTAAAGAATTAATAAAATTTGGAATATTTAAATTAATTCAAGGAATATTTGATACATTTGGAATATCACCATTATTAAAAGCAATATATCATTTATATTTTACTGTATATGTATTTTCAAATGATAATATAAGATATATATTTAATTTGATAGCACCTAATTTAGGTGATAAATTAGTAGCATATATGGAAAAACATAAAGGAAAAACCGCAAAACAAGTAACAGAAGAAATTGAAAAAGAAGAAATTGAAGAAAATAAAGCAAAATCACAAATTGAATTAGGAGTAAAAGCAATAATATCAGGTAAATTAAGACCAATAACACCAGATTTAGATGCTTCAAAAAGAAATGAAATATTTATGGCTAATAATAATGAAATGATAAATGCTTATTCAAGAAAAATAGGAGATTATATAAAATTAAGTTATTAATAATAGAGAAAAATGTTTAATTTTGGTATATTAATAAATAAATTTTATGATATATTTAATAAACAACAAACATTTTTTGAAATAATATTAAATTTAACATTTATATTAATATTATTTATATTAGCATTTATATTTTATTGGGATAGTATTAATAGAAGTGTAATAAATAATAGTAGATGTAAAGCACTTATAAAAAATGATGATTCTAATTATACTGCTTATTTTTATAATGATAAAACTAATAAAAATACAAAATTATTTTCAATTAGTTATGATAATACCAAAAATCATAATGTTAAAATAAGTTGTGAAGGTGTATGTAGTAAAAGTTCAGCTGATAATGGTGTAATATTAAATACTATAGATATTCCTTATTATGATTATAAGGAACAAAGAATAGATACAAGTTATACAAAAAAATGTTATTGTGATAGCGATTATTTTAGCACTAATATTAATTATTCAAAATTAGATGATTTAGGTATAGACGGAGATAATTTTTTAGCAGATTATTATACAGAATTTTATAAAAGTACTCCAATTAGTACATATGATGGTAAATTATATTTTCCTGTATAAAATTATTTATATTTAAATACTTTATTTAAAATAATAGATAATTCAGAAATATCTTCTTTATCTAATTTTGGATATTGAATATTAAATTCTAAGAATAAATTACCTTTTTTATCAGTATTCATAATAGGTAATCCTCTATTTTTTACAATATATTGTTTATTTTGATTAATAATACCAAATTGATTAATATTAAGTTTAATTGTATCATCAAAATAAGGTATTACTAAATCTTTACCTAAAATAGCATCAGTTAATGTTATATTAACTTTATAATATAAATCATTACCTTTTCTAATAAATGTAGGATGATCTTGAATTCTAATTTCTAAAACTAAATGTCCAGGAATTTGAGATGATTTTTTAGGTTGTTCGCCTAAATGATTAAATATAGTTTTCATTCCATCATCAAAACCTTTAGGAATACATAAATTACAAGCATTTTCAGATTCATAGGATCCATTACCTTTACAGTCTGAACAATTTTTATTACCTTTAATAAACATACCACTTCCATTACAATTATTACAATTTTGTTGCATAATTTGTGTAAAAGGACCAATTTGAATCATTTGTTGTATTAATCCATCACCATTACATTTTTCACAAGTTTTATAACATTTTTTACAAAAATGTGTAACTTTAAAATTAAGATTTTTATTTATACCATAATAAACTTCATCTAATGTAGCTGTATATATTTTATTTATATTATTACATTGATTATTTCTTGTATTTTTATTTCTAAATCCAAAAAAAGCATCCGCAAATGGATCATGTTGTCTATTTCCAAAAAGATTTTCAAACATATCTTTCAAATCATCATTACTTCTATCATTAGAACCACTATTATTATAGTTTTCATCACCTAAATGGTCATATCTTCTTTTTTCATCTTCATTTGATAATATAGAATAAGCATTTGAAATTTCTTTAAATTTAGCATCTGCTTCAGGGTTATTAGGATTTTTATCAGGATGATATTGAAAAGCTTTTTTTTTATATGCTTTTTTAATATCATCTTGAGAACTATTTTTATTTATTCCTAATATATCATATAATTTATAGGACATTATTTAATTATAATTAATATAGTTATTTTTATATATTTATTTATATCCACCTCTTAATCTTAATACTAAATGAAGAGTTGATTCTTTTTGAATATTATAATCAGCCAATGTTCTATTATCTTCTAATTGTTTTCCAGCAAAAATTAATCGTTGTTGATCAGGTGGAATTCCTTCTTTATCTTGAATTTTTGATTTAATCATATCAATAGTATCTGATGATTCAACTTCAAGAGTAATAGTTTTACCAGTTAATGTTTTTACAAATATTTGCATGAATTTATTATAATAATATAATTTAATTTTTATATGTTTTTTTGTTAATAAATAAAATAATAATAAAAAATAACAATGGGTAATTCATCATCAAGAAAATATAGTTATCATGAATACTATAATGTTATTAAAAATGATAAAAATTTTGATTTTTCAAAAATAAATTATGAATTATTAGATCCATATGAAGTTCTTGAAGTTAGAAAAAATTTTACATTTGAAGAACTCAAAGATGCGTATAAATATACAGCATTTTTAACTCATCCAGATAAAAAAGGTGGAAATAAAATAATTTTTAATTTTGTTACAGATTGTTTTAAAAAATTAGCATATGAATATAAAGCAAAACAACAAGATAAAACATTTATAGATTTAAAAAAACAAGTTGAAGAATATTATTCAAAAGATAATGAAGATACTAAAGGAAAACCTCCACCTATTGATAATAATTTTCATGAACATTTTAATAGAACTTTTAATATGTGTAGAATGGATAATGAAGAATTTGATTTTGGTTATGGTGATATAATGGAAGAAAGTTCACAAAAAAGAGAAGATATAAAAAATGAAAAATTATATACTGATAATAAATTTGATAATAAAAATTTTAATTCTATATTTAATAAATTTGTACCAGCACCAGTTTCTAGTGAAGTTACTAAATATAAAGAACCTGAACCTATGGTTTTAGCCAAAAAAATGAATTATACAGAAATAGGTGGGAAAAAACCAGATGATTATAGTAGTAGTGTAGAAAAAGAAAGTAAAAATAGTCTAGTTTATACAGATTATAAAAAAGCTTATACAAATACTAGATTAATAGATGAATGTTCTATAAAAAAACAAAAAGAATTTGATTCAGTAGAACAATTTCAAGCATATAGAGATAATAAAACTAAAAAAAATTTATCAGATAAAGAAAAAAGATATTTAGAAGAAAAAAAATTAAAAGAAGAACAAGAAGAATTTTTAAGATTAGAAAGAATTAAAAATGAAAATATGAGAATTAAAATAAATAACGAAAAAGCATCAAGATTATTATTAAAATAATTAACATTAATTATTTATAGAATATAATATGTACGATTTTCAAATATTTATATTAATTTTAATAATTTTTATTATTTTATTATTTATTTTATTATATAATAAAAATTATATAGAAAAATTTACAACTGATCCTCCTAAATATGATCCAACTAATTTAAATAATTATTCTGAAAGACCATCTGTTCCTGAACCTGAAGCCATATATATGGATTATATTTTAGCAAATACACAATTATTAATACCATCTACTAATGAAATAAATAATTCATCTAATATTTTTCCATTTAATCCTAATTTAGGTGTGGCTTCTCAACTAAGTTTATTAAGAAAATTAAAAGAACATAATGATAAAATAAGAGAAATAACTAAAAAACATCAAGATTTATTACAAATTATACAAAATAAATTATTTGAAATAAAAGAAGATATTGAAAAAAAACAAAATGAAAAAAATAAATTATCAGAAGAAGTTTCAAATTTAAATATGAGTAGATATCTAAATAAATCAAATATTAATCTTATATTAAATGCTATGGAAAGTAATATTAATAAAGAAAGATCATTAAAGAAATATGAAGAAGAAATTATTGATAAAAAAAATGAACTTCAAAAAATGTTAGATTTATCTAATAAATCTTCTTCTACTGTTTTAATTAAAGATGAACAATTAAAACCTTTAATAGAAAAATTATCAGAAATTGAAAAAAAAATAGTAGAAATTAATAATAAAACTCCCGATAATATATGTACTTCTTATTCATCTATGCCTCATCCTCAGAAAGACACATTTATATATGATTATAATACTGTAAATAATCCTTCTTATTCTTGGTGTGTATGTAATAATAATAATAAAAAGTCAGAAGAATGTACTACATATATGGATTGTAATAAAAATTATCAAAAAAATAAAGATAAAGATGTTTTAATTGGTGAAGATCTTACTATATATATGAAATGTTTAAGTAGATATCCTAATTTTCCAAAATATTTAACAAGTAATATAAATATTAAAACATAATTTTTTTATTTATATTAAATAGATTTATATTTAATTAATGATTTTATTAAAGGCTGTATTAGCAGAATTTTTAGGTACATTTTTCTTTTTTTCTATAATTTTAAATGCTATTGCTAATGCTTCATTAGGACCTATTGCTGTTGCCGTTGGTCTTTTAGCAGCAGTTTATTTTGGTGGTTCTATTTCAGGTGGTCATTTTAACCCTGCTGTTTCAGTTATGATGTTTGCTAAAGGTAATATTACAGCAGATGTTCTTATATTATATATTTTAGCTCAAATAATTGCCGGTTTAGTAGCATTGTCAATAAATACATATTTTGTAACTTAAATATATTTATATAAACAATAATTCAATAATATTAATAAAATTATATGAAAATTTACACCAAAACAGGAGATAAAGGAACTACTTCTTTATATGATACATCAAGAGTTTCTAAATCTTCTGTTTTAATAGATTTATTAGGTGATATTGATGAATTAAATAGTTTTATTGGTATTATAAATAGTGAATATATGTTAGAAGATTTACAAATATGGTTATTTGATTTAGGAACAATTATAGCAAATCCTGATAAAAAATTTAATTTTGATATTGATCAAAAAGTAATTAAAATGATAGAAAATGAAATTGATAAATTAGTAGCACAATTACCTAAATTAACTAATTTTATTCTTCCAACAGGAAATATTCATTTATCTCGTGCTATTGCTAGAAGATGTGAAAGAAAAATGGTAAAAGCAAAAACTGAATATGATCACATTGATGATAATTGTCTTATATTTATTAATAGATTAAGTGATTATTTATTTGTATTAGCACGATATGATAATAAAACTAATGAAATTATTTATAAAAAATCTTCAATATTAACACCAATTTAATATTTTTTATTTATCAAAACTCATAATTGAACTAGATGATTTTGATAAATCAAAACTCATAATTGAACTAGATGATTTTGATAAATCAAAACTCATAATTGAACTAGATGATTTTGATTTATCAAGACTCATTGTTGAATCGTTAGAATATATTACTTTATCATTGATTATATTTTTTGATTTATATTTTAAATTATTTTTAACATAAATTAATGTAAGATCACTATTTCCAAACGAAAAACATAATGAACAATTTGGTTTACAAGTTTTTGTAATTTTACAAGTTTTTAAATTTAAACAATAATTATCTATTTTATTATTTACATCCCAATTAAATTTAATTAAATCGCATGGTATTATATTATCATTTATTAAATCTCTATTTGTTATATAAGAATCTTGCGTAGTTTTAATCCAACCATTATATATAAATTTATCATTTTTACATTTTAAACAAACTATTCTATCATTTATAATACACGAATCTAATGTATATAATATTCCTTTATAATTAATATTATCTTCAAAATTATTTATATCTATATTATAATTATTATTAAATATATATGGTAAATCTATATTTAATTTATTATAAATATATTTATAATAATCTTTATTATTTTTATTATTAATTATAATATAATCAATATCATGATCTATATTATAATTATTTTTAATATTTTCAACATTATATTTTTTATTTTTTATTAAATTTTCTATATTAATATTAAAATTACTAATAGAATTCATAATATTTTTTATATAAGTATTATTATTATAATTATCAAAAGTTATACATTTTTTACCTATAGATCTAATAAATGCTGATAAATAATAATCTATATTACCATTATTTTTTAATATATAATTATAATGATTATCATCTATTATAAAATCTTTTAAAATATTTTCAGCAGGTAATGTATAATAATATGTTAAATCTTTATTATATGATATATAATATTTATTTAATATATTATTTATAAAATTATAAAAAATATTTGATTTATCTTTATTATATAATAATAATTTTCTTGAATTTTCACTATATAATATAGACATTAATATAGAATTAAACCATGCTATATTATTAAATTGTGGTATTGTTACAATTTTATTACAATAATTTAATTTATCATCTATAATTGATTTACTTAATGAACTAATACTATTACTATTTTTATTAATATCTATTGATTTAAAATTAGTATTCATTTTAACATAAATTAATGTTCTAACACCTTTACCAAATGAATAAGATAAATCTTTATTTAATTTATTTTCTTCAAATTTACATATTTTTGAATTTAAAAAATAATTACTAGTTTTATTATTTACGTCCCAATTAAATTTCATTAATTCACAAGGAGATGGCATTTTAACTTGAGTATCAAATATATCTAAATTTTCTTTATTCCAACTATTATATACATATCTAGTATTTTTACAGGTAATTCCTGCTATACTATGTCCAATTATTTTATTACCATCTTTATCTAATATTCCAATATCATAATTTCCTAATAAACAAGAATCTAATATATATTTATTACCATTATATGTAATAATATTATCAAAATTATCAATTATATATTTACTAAAAGGTTTTAATTCTGGTAAATTAGTTTTAATATATTGAATTTCATATTTGATATCAACACTATTATCATTATTATTAATTAAAATATAATCAGGATTATCAACATTTAAATTTGACATTTTTTTAATTATATGAGTTCTATGATTTTGTAAATATTTATCTAAAAATAATTTATCAAAAAAATTAGTTATATTTAATTCACTATAACTTAAAGATTTATATAAATTTATATAATAATATTTATTTTTATATAAATCTAAAGTAATACATGTTTTACCTATTTTTTTTATAAATAAAGGTAAAAAATAAATAACATAATAATTATAATCATTTTCAGCTATAAATTTATTTATAATATTTTTTTTACTATCAACTATTTCTAAAATTCTTTCAGGACGTAATATATTATAATATTCTAATCCTTTTTTTTGTGAAATATAATATTTTGTAAGAATATTATTTATAACTTCATATAATTTATTTGATTTATTTTTTTTATAAATATTATCATATAATAATAATTTACGTGAATATTGACTATAAAATAATGCCATTAATATAGAATTAAACCAACATGTTGATTGATATATTGGTATAGTAACAATTTTATTACAAAATTCTAATTTATTCATTTCTAAATATAAAAAAGATAAAACATTGTATAATAAAAGACAAAAATTAATTTGTCTTTATATTTTTAGTTTTTTTATTCTAACCTAAAGACTATCCAGATATCATCGCACCAATAATTACAAGACGTTGTCATTGATATTTTCTTATCATCAAGATGAAAGATAACATCATCATCTTCATCAATAGTATAAGAAACATTTACTCCTTTGTTTTTCAAACTGGTTACTAACTTAGAAGGCAACATTTCAATATATTCATATGGCAACGAGTCATTCCAATTAACAGAATCTCCATAATTAGTATCATTGATAGAAATAATGATATTAGTCATGGTAGGAATCATTTCGTTAAAGAAATTGGTAGACATATTTCAATATGACACGAATAAAAATAATAAACTCATAATCAATTTTTAATAATAATTAATAAAAATAATACAATTTTATAAAATCCAAAAAATAATAAAAGACAAAAATTAATTTGTCTTTATATTTTTAGTTTTTTTATTCTAACCTAAAGACTATCCAGATATCATCGCACCAATAATTACAAGACGTTGTCATTGATATTTTCTTATCATCAAGA